GCCTGGTGGCGCCTCGACCGACAACACAATGCGTACTAGAACTAGATATGATGTTCCATTGTACTCAGCAACCGAACTAACCCAGACGCGAGCTGCGTCTTGGAATAGCGGCCTTGGTACTTGGAATGCTTTTGGCGGATGGGCGAACAGCGGAAACGCTGGTCCCTATCTTATGAACGATGGAGAGGCCATCATGATTGATGACATCTCCCCGTCCCGTGGAGTGAAAACCGTAACCCATACGAAGAGTAAATTCTCTGCGTCGAGTATACGGACCTATGATGAGTATACCTCTACTATGCGCTATCAAATGCGCAATGGAGAGGTTCACTACAAGTCATGGAGTTTCTACGGGAAGCTGGGTTTTTCCCAGTTCTCAGCATCATATCCGAAGACTATCAACCAGTTAAAGGTTGAAGCCATGCATAAGTTCCATAAGTCTAACGAGGTTGATACCTTGTTAAATATTATGGAGAGTCCCCAACTGATAAGCTCTGTGACGTCCATGTCTGGACTTCTTAGAGCCTTTAGGAAGGGATCTATTCTTAAACGCGGTAATACCGCGGGCAAGATTGCTAGCAGTGGCTTCCTGGCCTGGTCGTTCGGTATAGCTCCCCTAGTGGCCGATATGATGAAAATCAATAAGGCCGTGTCCGCAATTAAGCGTGACATAGACAACTATGTTAAGACCGTGAAATCAGGGTCGAAACATAGGGTCTCAGCAATAAGTATTGGGCAATTAAATCCCAATATTACAGCTCCAGGGTATAGTGCGACTCAGACAAGCGGTTGGTGGCATATACAGACTAATTGTCTGCATGTGCCAACGATGCGTGTCGGAGTCGTGGGAACGAGAAACGTAGAGTATAATTCGGACGCACTTAAGCGTTTGGATTATATAATCAAGCGTTTCATCGCTACCGGACCAGCCAGTCTTGGATGGGAACGGATTCCGTTCTCATTCGTGGTTGATTGGTTCGTAAACTTGTCAGGAGTCATCGATGCCCTTGATAATGCCCTTACGGGCAATTCAAGGCACATTGATTCCGTCTGGATGTCAGAAAAGTGGGCTGCCCTCATCCCTGTGTATAAACACAAGTATGGTGGGTGGACCTCCGATTCTGACGGAAAACAGACAGCGCTCAATGAGTTGTCATATTACCACCGTGAAGCCGTCTCACCGGATCCTTCGATCGCGTTGAGCGGTAGGTTTGGAAAAAAGCAGGTCGCACTTAGTGCGGCACTGATCCACCAATTAGTGGCGAACCTGAGGGTATGGAAATAAAGATTTCCTTAACCCCAAGATGACAAAACAAAAGGATACACAATGAATGCTAACCTAACCGTTGGTGCTCTGTCGTATGTTCAACGATACTCCGAGGAATCGGGGTCGCTGCGGCGCGAGATTGCGCGCGGTGTGGCTTTGCCCACCGAGCTCAAGATTGCGCATCAGCCGTACGTGGATTCTGCCACTAAAAAGGCAGGGACACGTTCGCTCGTTCGCTTCGACAGGTACCAGGCATTGTCAGACGGCACTATTGCCCCTGTCTCTGCCTATATCGTGGTCACGCATCCTACTGATACGTTGGTGACGGGAAGCGAAATACTTGCGTGTTTCGCGAACCTCATCGACCTACTTCAGGAGGATGATGCCGGGCTGGACCTTGCTGATGAAATTTTCGTCAACAAGGAACAGTAATTCGAGGGTAACTCCCTCTGCGTTTTAATACGCAACTTATAGCTAGTACACTAAACAACAGTACTCCTTGAATGGGGTACGTAACAAAGTATATACAATGAAACGATACATCATGACATGTAGTACCGACCAACTCATACCGATTTGGATGACGGCCATTCCTCCAGAAGTGGAGGGTGGCCCAATCCGCTCGGTATATATTGGTTATCTAATGTTCAGTGGCATGAATTGGTATAGCAGGGTCCATATTAATGGCCTTTGCAATACTAAAACATGCCGTCTGACACTAGAAGGATTCGGCCGTCGGGGCCTGATTATATCTATAATCAGATCTAACGGCTTCATCATTGGTGAGCTAGTAAGAATGAACTCCGGCAGATCCATCATTGAAATCAGTGGGCAATCTGGGAACATAGGTTCCCTAGCCCCTGACTCACCGATGGAAATGCGGGACCAGGCGGTGAAGTTAGCTTCATCTAAGTGGATAGCGGCTCAAAAGGCCGCTACCACGTGAGTATCCTACTAACAGTATACAAACGCCTGCTAGCAGACGTATGTGTCTTGTCGGGAGTGTCACTTGACGCCCCTGAAGAGATAACGTATGACTGGGTCCTTAAAGAAGGACCTTTGCTAGACAAAGAAATCCTGAGATTCATAGAGAATGGGGGCGAAAGCCCCTGTCTGCCAGGGTGGTTAGTACCACTCTGGGACCGATTCATCATTACAAATGATGCGTCGTATCTTAAATATCTCAGGCAAGTTCTTGTGTTCTGCTACAAGGCCGAGTATGAACCAACTAAGGAACAATATGAAATCGCTCAAAGCGAATTCGTTAATACGGATGATTGTGTTCGGGTGTGGGATTCTGCTTTTAACAGCAGCCTGCCACATCCGGTCCTCTCAACCGCTCGACATACAGTTACTGCCTGCGGGCGAGAAATTGCCCGTAAGCGTAAGTTTAGGGAAATAGTTCCATCTCATGGGCCCGGGGCGGTTTTTCCGCCCCGCAAGCCTTGGGAGAAGAGCCATTTCTCTACATTGTATCGTCCAATCATGGAGTATTACCCTTATGATCAGTTTTACTGTGGCATCTGGTCCTATTGGACCGATGTCATGGTAGCTGAACGTTCGGGCACTCTTCATGAGGAAGACGAAATCACCGCGAATCTTATTGCTGTGCCAAAGGACTCTAGAGGGCCACGCTTAATATGCGTTCACCCCGCGGAGGCGATATGGATACAGCAAGGACAGCGGTTAGTGCTTGAGGCTGCAATAGACCAGTTTCCCCTAACAAGGGGAAAGATTAATTTCACAGATCAATCTGTGAATGGTCAACTTGCATTGTCTTCTTCTAAAACTAGAGAATTAGTTACTCTAGATTTGAAGGAGGCATCCGACAGGATGAGCGCTGAGCTCGTACGATATCTCTTTGGAGAGACTTTGTACGGGTGGCTTTCATGTAGTCGTGCACGTTATGTCAAGTTACTAGATGGTCGAGTCATACAGCTACAGAAGTGGGCTCCTATGGGGAACGCATTAACGTTCCCTGTTCAGAGCCTTGTCTTCTGGGCCTTGGTTCATGCAAGCATACTATCTCGGTATGGTATTGACTGTACTGATATTTATGTCTTCGGAGACGATATTCTCTATCCTGTTGAATATCACGAAGGTGTGCTCAGGGGTCTTGTCTTAGCGGGCTTAGTGCCCAATATGGCAAAGACCTTTGCGCGTGGACTCTTTCGAGAGTCCTGTGGCGTCGACGCCTATAATGGCGAAGATGTTACGCCGCTTCGTGTCAGGAAACAAGGTATCAACTCAACTCAAGACGCCGTTTCCTATTTAGACTTAGCTAAAAGGCTAAGGCTACGTAGGTACGAGTGTTGTTCCGCGTTCATATATCAACAACTGTCCCAGTATCTTGGTAGGTTGCCTTTGAGCAACAACCCAGATAGTTCGGGCTTTGTTGAGTATGTGGACATAGACTGGGTTCACCTCATGCTTATGGAACCTTGTATGCGCTTTAAGCGCAGGTTCCAGGTATGGGGAGTTCCTTGTCTAATGGTAAAGGGATGTACTAATACATCCTATACGCGTGATTGGTATCACGTCCAAGATTCACTCATCCGACTAGCCCATATGGGCCAGGAGGTGAGTGATCGCGGTACAGAGTACCCGTATCCATATCGGGCACGGCTCACATATGGATGGACTGATTGTATTATGAAATAATACATTCAGAAAAGCCTTTAAGGCTTATTGACTTGTGTGTAG